TGCAATGTATGAGTACAAACCTACTTGGCAAAAATCACCAGCGCGAACAATGTAAGCGGTAGAAGAAATTGCAGGCAGACTTCCAAGAACAAGCGTTTGGTTTGCTGATGATGTTTGCCATTGGCAAGCGGCAATTTGTGCGCCTGTCATATTGCCTTGATACTTGATATAGTTAATCCAACCAGTAGTTCCAAAATTAAGATATTGCGTTAGTGCTTTATCGTAGTACCGCAAGTTAGCCAACAAATCCCGGTTATCTGAATAGTAAAGATAGTTCATCGGTTTCATTGTGAACTGAAACGGAACTACTGTTAGCACTTCGGTTGTAGCAATTCTTTGGTTGCGGCTTAATACCTGACCAACAAAACGCTGATCGTTTATGCCTATGCTTTCGGTTATGGCTAGTATCTGATTTAAACTCATTTAATCACCTGCTTGCGGGTAGGCTACGGGTAGCGGATAAGTTAGCCGCATATACCGCTTCTTTATTTCTAGCCAAAAACTGTGTAGCAGATTGCGTGTCAATAGCCTGCATATTTGCAATGTATGGCCCGTTGTAAACAATCTGCGGTTGATTACTTGTGTAGTTAGACATTTGCTGATTGGGAATGATTGTGCCAGCCGTGCGCGGAATAAAAAGTTCTGGCCCTTGTTCGCCAACAATAATTGGTTGGTTTACTGGTGGGGTTCCACCGTCTGCCGCGCCACCTAATGTCATTCCTGAACCCGGCATAATTGCGTTCATTCCCATGCGTAACAATCTTATGGCTTGCATACGCAATTGAATCATTATCAAATCAGCAATAACAGACTTAGCAAAATCTTTAAAGTTAAGTTTTCCTGTCATTACAAAATTGCGTAATAACATATCCATATTAGAAACAACAGTATTAAATGCTTGTTCTCCAAGACGCGCATAATTTTGTGAATCTTCAGCATACTGTCTATAAGCACGATTCCAGCCAACAGTAAATGACTGTTGTTCCTCTTGGCGTTTTTGAATGATTGCGGTAATGGCTTCTATCTCAACTTCTTTGCCGTACCTAATAGTTTCTATTTGATCTTGAAGTGCTTTAATTCGATCTTGATTAATTACTTGTCGCTTCTGTTCAATATCAATTTCTTTTTGCGCGTTAGCAATTAGTCTGTCGCGTTCTTCTGTTATACGGAAAATCTCTTGTGCAATCTCCCGTTCATTACGGGTCATGCCAAGAAGTTTGCTTTCCATTTCTTCGCGTTTAACCATGATGCTAATTTGCCGCATCATTTCTTCTGTCTGTTGGCGCACCGCTTCGGTAGCGGCGGCAAACCCTGCTTGTGATGCAGGCGGTGTACTGTAACCGCCGGGCTTTCTGTTTTGTGTTGCACCAACTGCGGTTGGTGGTTTAGGTGCAGACGGGCCACTAGGCGCAACATCAACAGGAGACATTCCAAATGCGCCACCAAATTCAGCATCTAAAGATGAACCGCTTATAGTTCCCTTTTGCGTTGCCTTTGCCGCCCGTGCAAGAAAATTAATAAAATCTGCAAATGGTTTAACCAAAACCAAGATTGCTTCAAGCGCGGCAACACCAGCATTTTTAAGGTTATCCCATGCTTCTGCGCCTGCTTCTAATGCGGCAGATACCTGTTCGGTTGTGCTTTTGCCTTGCGAATAATCAGCCCAAAATTGTTTGAAATCTACGCCTTTTGCGGCTTTGCCTAGCAATTCTAATTGCACGGCATTGCGCCGTATTGGATCTTCAATTTGCGAAAGCCCTTGTGCAACCAACGCAAGTAATTCATCAGGCATAGCGTTTTCTACTTCTTTGCCTGATATACCTAATTGGTCAAATGCCGCCCGTGCCTTGTCGCTTCCTTTTCTTGCTTCTTCAGCGGTGCTTGCTAGACGGGTAAGCAAGTTACCCATGTTATCTGCTTCGCCACCTGCGTTCTGTAACGCGCCGCGCATGGCAAGCAAACTAGAAATGGTTAGGTCAAATGCTTTGGCGGTATCGCTAACTTTGTCAGCGTAACTAAATGCGCCTAGAATTGCCGCGCCTGCGGCGGCAGAATAGCCAGCAATCTTCGATAGTGCGGCTTGAAATTCTTTTACATTTCTTTCACTTTCCCGCATTGCTTTGCGGGTCTGCGCTTCAAAGGCTTTTGTAGATTTGGTAGCGTCATCTAGCCCCGCCTTAAACGGTGCAGAATCCAAACCAAGAACAACACCTAACCGCGCTAACAAACTCATTTCTTCCCCTTGAATCTATCTATACTGAATCCCTTTGCCTGCGTCATGTAAGCAAGTAGTGATTCGCTTGGGTTTTCTGTGTTGTCTTGTGGTGGGTATAAATAATCGTATCCCTGTTTTATTATGTCTTTAAGTTTGTAAGCGGTAGTGTTTGCCGCCCTCATGTAATTGTAAACCCCGGCAGTTAGGTTGCCTAGTGTTTCGATAATCCCGCGATTGCCAATCATCCCATCGGCATACATCACGCAAATATCCCTGAATGTTTCCTCATCTACTTTGTTAGGGTCAGTACCATGCGCCCAAAGATATGCTTTTACTTGCGCCCGAACTGACCCAACTATTTTTTTCTTGCTTCTTCGTACCCCGGAGAAATGATTTCTGTAATGCGTTTAAGAATTGTTAACTGAATAGGCAGGGGGAATTCTTCATCAATTTCTTTATAGGTTAGATCAGCCAAAGAAGAATTGTCTGCGGTAACTAACAGTTTAAAAGTTTCAAGAATTCGCAATTCCGTAACAACTTTGTTCTTCGCCATTTCCCGCATGGATTGGCCTTTAATAACAATATCGTTATCGGTAAAAACAAAATCTTCTGCCTTAGAAAGTTCTTCTTTGTTAGGCAGTATTGGGTCTGCAATCTCTCTATATTTTTCTTCTACCAAAGCCGCATCTGGTTCTTTGGTTTTTTCATAGATTGCTTCTGCTTCGTTTGATAGCGGAACCCGCACCCGGAACTTTTGCCCGTTTAATTCAAACTCCCGAATACGAACTACATCATTGTTAATGTTCAATGACTTTGTTAGCCTGCCCATGTTTTATACCTTTTTTGATTTGTATTGTGAAAGTTTATAAGTTAAGAAAGTACCTAATCTGTTAACAACATTGTCTGCTTGTGATTCTAAAGCAGGCCGCAAGAATGGTTGTGCATCGTGTTGGGCGTTTCCAAACTCTTGCGATATAGCGCGCTTGTCTGTTCTAACTGTTACCGTTGCAATAACGGCATCATTTTGTTCCACATACTGTGATCGCTTATCCCGTGCATTTGGCCTACGCGCAGTAACCCGCAAGGTATCCCGCATATGCACCCCGCTAGTATTGCTTTCATCATAGGGGGCCAGCATACGCGCACGGGCCAGCACGGGTTCCATAGCCGATCTTGCGGCAGGTATAAGCACCTTATCCGCAGGCTTGTCATACCCAAGTTCTTCGCCCATCTGAACCAGTACATCTTCCAGTTCTTTGAACCCAACCGCTTTTACGGTAAAGGCATCAGGCATTTATTCGCCCCTAATTAACTTTGCGTAAATGGCCTGATTAAGTTTGTTAGCGTAATCTGCACATTCTTCAGGCGATAGTTTATCTGCATGATTGATTGCAATTTGATAGGCAATGTTTATGCCAGCAATCCTTTGCTGATGAAACCCAAACCAGTTCTTTTGACCGGAACTGGCTTGGGCTACCAAAAAGTTAAGTAAATGATCTGAATTATTTGGTGTTGTCATGTCGTGTATTTTCTTTAATTAGGGGCCGGGGGCCGGGTTAGTTGACCATCCATAAGAATTGCCGCCAACCGGGTGCAGGGTAAAGATAAACTTACCTTCAGCATTGGGGCTTAAATCCCATTGTAAGCCGCCTACACGGGCGTTAAAGGCATAGGCTACGGTATCCGTACCATCATAAGCCGCAACCACATAGGTGCGAATAATCGTGCCGTTATAGCCATCTGTGCGGATTTGCAGAAGCGCGGTATCCGCAGGGTTCCAAGCCGCCGTGATGGTCATGGAAGTTACTTGGTTTTGGGTTGTGATCTTGGCCCCAGTTCTAGCACCAGCCACCGAATAAGCCGCAAACGCATCATCAGCACCAAAGGCAGGGATTGCTTCAACCGGAACTTGTATGCAGGTACTACCAGTTCCAGTACCGCCAGCACTTGTTCCAATCAAGTTGGCTACCTGACCTGACCATACAGACAGGTTAGCGTCTGACAAAGGGGTAGGCGTTGCATCGTCTTGCATCCAAAGGGTTGCTACATAACCCGGTAGAACTTTGTTAATAAGCGGCATTTTAAATTTCCCTATAAAAAAGTTAACAAAATTTTGTTATGTAGGAACATCAAGGGTGCAATCTAAAACAACCTGATTCAAACCCAATTCGTTATCGTATGTATTGTAAAGCCAAACAATGTCGCATTTGGCAATCCAGATTCGATTTGGCGAAATGCCAAAATTACCTGAATACCCATGCAGAGATTGTAAAACGGTATTGCTTAAACTGAAAGCATCTGCCATAGACTGACTATAAATATTCAACTGAAATACCGGGCGGTCTATACCCTTATTAGATTGGGTCTGCCCGGTATAAACAGGCTGATGAATATTCCGCAATTGCCAAGTTAAAAACTTGGCTTCAGTAGCAAAGTTTCTGTTGAAGTTTGCATAAACTTTAACTGGATTAACAGTCTGCGTAAGCGTGTACTGAATGGCGGCGGCATACTTTGATGGGTTTTGCTGAACACTCATACTGGAACCACCGGATCATTTCTGTAACACATAAAGGTTACAAACTGCCTATCATCGTGTTCCCGCACTTCTGTAATTCGCCATTCCTGATTGCGCCAGTACATACTGTATAAGTTCTGGTTGTCCACAATCGTTTTCATATTTGGCGTGTAATTAAAAGTGAAGTTCACCAAATCAGAATACGCCCGGTAACGATCCGCAATCTTCAGACTATTGGCTACGCTATGAACTAACCCACGGGTTGTAAACCAGTTGGTTACGGTTGTGGTTTGTTCCCCAATGGTACTGATCCCATTGGTAACAGTTTTAACTTCCACATTTTCATAGCGTTTAACCATTACATCACCAAAGTCTTATAAGGCCGCAGTAACATATCTACGCCAAAGGGAATTTGCGCTTTCATAGCAACAGAATCGCTAACCGTTGAACGATTGTTATACAGGTGCGTAAGAAGCAATAAACCTGCTTGTTTAACTACTGGATATTGGGCAAGAAAATTACTGCCTACCGTATAAGTAACCAAAACAGGATTTGCAATGTTTTGCGCTAGTGGACTTGGTAAACCGCTTGCAACAACTACTCGATTCCCGGTGGGATCGTAGTAATAGTTGGTTGCGGCTAAAATAGTTTTAACCGCGCTATTTTGTCCGGTGTAATACTCAACTTTATTGATGGTTACTTCCGCGCCATTGCCTTGATAAATCACGCTTACTTCAGGCAGATCAAGATAAATAGCCGTGCCATTCAAACCGGGATCACCATAGTAAACACGGTACTGCGTACTGAACATTGATATGCCCAGATAATCTTCAATGGCTAGACGGGTAGCAAGTTCTAAAGATTCCAAATATGAATCTTGTGATTCATCTTGAAACAGGTTTAGTTGTTGCGTAATTTCTTCAAGAGTAAGCCAACCCGTAACAATATCTCTATTGATCTGTTCAATCTTTTGATAATTGAACGGGTTGCGTGTACCTGAATAGTATGGCGCAAGCGTTAAATTCTCAATCGCCATGATTTACCCCTTAAACGCCAACTAACCGCACACCTGCAAACACATCAAGAATTGTTGAACACATACGCTTTTCTGCGTACATATACACAAAGCCGGGTGCGGTCTGATCGAACCGCTTAATACTCATCTGGTCATTATCCGCAATAGTTACGAACCGTTCCCAGTTGGCTAAGTAAACTGGATACTTACCAACACCTGCAACATCCATGTACGGATTGGGAATAACCCTGTGTCCAAAAATATAAATAACTGCGCCGCCATCATCATCACCTGCTTCAACGAACATAGGCGCGCCACCAGTAGAACCTTTGAGTTTACGCAATGCGCCAATAGTGGTGGGGTGCATCATCCAGCAGGTTTCTGCTTTAAACAGATATTGCGCGGGAAGTGCCGCCATCAGATTAGCAATGTCATCATAAGTTACTGCGCTTGCACCTGCCTGCTGAACTTGCAACACGGTATGAATACCATTGGTAATTGCAGAACCGTTAGTGCCAAATGATGCCGCGCTAGTAGAACCCGGATAAGAGTTAAGACCCCGCAGGCCAGAAGTAGCACCATAAGAAGTCGTTGTTGAACCTGTTTGGTCATTGTTGAACATCATTGAATTGGCTTCGTTTTGCGAAAACTCTAAAGCCAAATCCATTGCAATCGTTTCTTCCAGATTGTCAATGTCTGACAAAACCGCAGTACGAACCGGAAGAACTGCGTTCACGCATCGAA